TAGGCAAAAGGTCTAACATAGGGTCAAGCATTACATTAGTAGGAATAATCTCTTTTCCAAAAGCTACATTTGTACTGTGCATAGTTTCGTTAGATTTTGTTTCCATTTCTTCAAAATCTTTTTCTTCATAAGATACTCCGAAAAGGTCTTTTGCACTTTTTAAAAGTTCTTTCATTTTGTTCATTGTCAAAACAAATTAATAAATAAAAATTTTATAAAGATTTTTGGGCTTGTCTTACTACATCACTTCGTGCAGTCTGTCTTTTTGCTACTTGTGAATAAGTCGCCCCGGTTTTGATGACGGTATTCCTTACGGCTCCGTCCATCTCTCCTAATACTTGTATCGTTGTTTTTAATACATCTTTCAACTTTACAAGTTCAGTTTTAAGATTTTCCACTTCTTTCTCTTTTACGAGTAGTTTAGCCTCTAATCTTTTTTCTATCATTTCTTCAAGTTCTTTTTCTCCTATCTGAAATGATTTTTGTGAAATTCCCTCCATAGTTTTAACCTCAACGGAATTTGTTTCACTTCCATTTGTTTCAGTTTCAGAAACATTTTCAGAGTTTTCCACAACTTCGGAACTTTCTATATTTGCATTTTCAGCAACTTCTTTATCGCTATTATCATTAATAGCGTTTTGATTTTCCTCCTCTTGTTCTTCTACTACCTTCTCTGTTTCTCCTTCTTGTTCTTTTTCTTCTACTACATCTTCTTTGATTTCTTGATTATTTTCTTCTACCTTTTCTTCTGTTTCTCCTACTACTTCTTCTTCTATATTTTCTTCTTCTTTTTCTTCTTCATTAGTGAGAGATTTTTCCGTATTTTCTTTTCACTCATTTTCAGCATTTTCTACTTCTTGACTATCATTTTCTTGATTTTCTGTTTCGTTAGAAATCTCAGTTTCTACCGTTTCAGTTTTTTCTTCTTCTGTCTCTTTATTCTCTTCTGTTTCCTCCTTTACCTCTTCTACTTCAAAACAGTCTTCAATAGATTTCATTAAAGCATAGGCATTCATAGGAACACTTACGACTGAGATTTCATATAATTCAAGGTTTTTAATAGTAGTTGTATAATCAGCTACTCCATTATCGTCTATAAACTCGTTAACTTCGTAATCTCCTTCTTTTAGTCAATACCCAATAGAAAAAGTCCTTAATACTCCATTTCTTATAGCACTCATAACATTATCAGTATTTTCTGTAATATTAGCCTTAATATAAAGTCCGTTATTATCTACTTTTGCGTCTGTAACGACCCCGATAGGTTTATCGTGTTTATGTTGTAATAATACGATAGGGTTAGTCATATACCCTTTTATAGCTTTCTCAAAGGCTTGTGGCTCTACTACATCTCCTCCTCTATCTCTGTCTTTTGTGCTTGCATACCCTTCGATCTCTAAATATTCGTTTCCTTTTTCGTCTCTCTTTTCATTAATACTCTTTTTCTCCCAATGAATTTGGAACGAGTTTTTTTCTTTTACTAATTTAAAAGTTTTCATAATTACATTTTTAATAAATAAAAGTTTAATCTATATTATATAATATCGTACATCTACAATTAACCCCTCACGGCGGGAACTTTACCCCTACACTTGGGAAAACATAATCTATATTTACCCGTCCCTCTTCTTCGGCTTGCTGGTGTTCTGGTCTTACCTTATCGTCCCCGCAAGTATGCCGTTTTTTTGTTACGGGTATTCATACACTCGCTAACTGTTGCATAGGCTGGTAGTTTCCAAACTCATAAGCCTTATGGGTTTCTGTTACGGCTATCGCTCTCGCTCTTGCTTTACTAAATAAAATAGGGTTATAGTCTGTAATCTGTTTTCTTATCTCTCCTCCCGATAAATGATTATCTAATCAGTTTTTTAATATCTCTAATACATCGTGTTTAGTAGTATAGCTTATAGCTCCTTTATAATTACTTAGGTTAAGGTCTCCCCAATACTTTGTATAATCAGTTATAAGCTCTGGGTAGTAATTAAAACCGTTTTCTTCTAATTTTCTTTTAAATAACCTATAACTTAACTTATACCCTTTTTCATAACTCTTAGCTATAACTGGTCCTAATTCTCGGAACATATCCTCGACCCCCATTTCTCTCCGGAATCAAGCGAGAGGCTCGTCTTGATATTCGTTCTGTCGGTTTTTTAGGGAATAGATATGCTCGCTCGCATTATTTACCAAGTTATAAGCTATGGAAATATTTAAAGGAAATTTATTATATAAGGTTTCTACATTTTCCTCTAAGAACTTCGCTTGCCTCTTAAAAGATTTTTGTAGTATCGTATAAGCCTTACTTTCCTTTCTTAATAACCTTTGATAATCAGCACTTAATACCATCTTATACCTCGTTAATAGGTAAAACTGCGTCTAAGGTTATATCTTCTAATAAACTCATACCTTTACTTACTAATAGCTTATCTGCGTTTTCGTCGTCCAAAGGCTCTAAGCCTCTATCTATTCTTATCTCGTTTATAGTTCTTATTCCCGTCTGTACATCTTGCCTCTGACTATTATATAGCTCTTCTGTTTCCTCTAATTGTTCTCCATCACACTTAACATAATAGCTCTTTGCTATATCTGGTCTAAACATAAATAAGAGAGTATTTAAGATATTTTCAAAATCATTTTCATAAGGTCTAATAGTCCCCTCTAAAAACTCCTTTCTTTGTTCCCTTGCGTTAGCATAATTTACATTATCAGTATATCATAAGATAGACTTAGGAACTCCAAAGGTTGCCGATACTTTTTCTGTGCTTAGCTTTCTTTGGTTTATAAATTCCATATCTCTGTTATTTATCGCTAAGGTCTTTATATCTTTTATATTCCCACCTATAAAAGTCTTATGTTGGTTTTCACTACCTCTAAACTGTTCTTGGAACATATCTTTGGCTATCTGCATTTCTTCTTTACTTAGCCCGTCCTCTAATAATAACATAGCACTTGGAATAGCACTATTTTTATAAAAATATAAGTTCGTCCTTTCAGCCTCCAATTCACAAAGACAGTCGTAAACAACACTCCACAATAACCCTAACCCATTATTTGAATCGTTTATATCGTCCTCTAATTTAAAATAAGCTAAATCTTCTACTCAATATTTATAAATCTGTCCCATCTTATCTCTTACTTTATACCCTACGATATTTCAATATTTATCTATTTCCTTAGATACGGCTTGGCTATCTAAAACCTCAAAGCCTTTTACTTCTCAATAGAGATTAAAAGATGGTATTATATAAAGTTCCCCACTTATAAGATAGTTTCTAAATACTTCTATTTTAAATTTTAGAAAAGTCTTGTCTTTAAATAATTCAGCGACCTCGTCCTCAAAAGCCTCGTCGTCTATTACTTGGTTATTATTATCTCGTAAATATAACCCGTTCCTTGCTACACTATTAGCTATTTTCCTTATAGCTTGTCTTATATCTCCATTTATTCTATATAACTCAAAAAAAGTATTTACATCTAAAATAAGGTCGTTTTTTAACATAGCCTTTAAGCTACTTACACTACCTAAATAATTTTTAGTATCATACTTACTTACATCTTTTGTAATAAAAGACTTAAAACTCTCTTTTACTTTATCAAATAAACTCATTATTGACTTTCTCAAAATCTAAATCTTTTATACACTAACCCCGATATAATCAGAATTTGCTATAAAGCAATAATAGAAAAGGGGTAAAATGTTTTTTAATTTACCCCTTTCTTTTATCTCTGAAAATTAATAGAGGCTCGTTTATTTCCCCTCGCTTATATTTTCTTCACCCTTTACCTTTACCTTTGGTAAATTATTTACCTCACACTCTATAATACTAAAACATTTAGGGAGGTCTATTTTTACCGGAACTTCAATTTCTAATCAACATTTTTCTTTTGCCTCTTCTAAGATTTCTACCCAAGTATTATATCGCTCGCAATACTTAATAAAATCGTCCTGCATTTTATTAGCACTTACTACAAGCTGTCTCATTTTATTAACGGCTTGGGCTAAATTGTTAAGCTGTGCCACGGCGTCAATGTTCTCCTCTAAATGCTTGTCTTCTTCAAGCTTAAAAGTTAAACCATCGATTTTAGTAAAAGTTTTTCCTTCTAACATCTTTATATATTT